AATTTTTCCATTTTCAATGGGTAATCTGAAGTTTGTATTTGACCAGCAGCTAATAATACTGCAATATCCACAATTTCAGAATGGGTGGTTTCAGGAAGTTCACAATTACTAAAACCTGTTAATATCTGACCATTTGGTAACTTATAACCTCCAACCCGAAATGCTTCGGCATTGTGCATATAAGTCATTTTGCGAATATAGTTAATACAAAAATCATTTATTGTAAAAGTTCCATCTGTAAAGAATTTTAAACCACCATCATAAAATAATGCATTAACTTCTCTCCATTCAAAAGATGAATTGTTAAAAGAACTTTCTTCAAACATATCATCATGTTGTTTAATGTGAACTCTGGCTTTAATTCTATTACATGTACCTTTTGTCATTCTAACATTTCCTTTAACGAAATACCAGTAATCTATAGGTAATGCAACTGAATTAGAAGCAACAGGTAGCCAGTTATTGTCATTACTGACTACTATTGCTCTTATATCATCAATTGTTCTTTGATTTGTTTCAAATCCTAATTGCTTTTTTAATCTTGGTTCTGCTATTATACTTACAAACAAATTTGCAGCTTGATTAAGTAGCCAATCAATTTCAGGAACTAATAAATTCCTATTGTTTTGACTATCAATCTTATTAAACTTCATTTTGAAGTCATAGTGCATATTTTTGATTGACATAATATATTAGTTTACTTGAGCCATTATTCTTAATTTCAACTCTTGATTGTCATCAAGCATCAAATATTTTGCTACTTCTAATTCTTCCATACCTAAAATAGAATCATGGTAAAGAATTTTATGACCATCTTTTCTTAAAACACTTTTTTGTAATGCTTCTAATACTAATGAATAGTTAGATAATTCTTCTTTATCCATTGTATTAAGTCTTAAAAATTCTGCTGTATCTTTTTTGATTACTTTGTTTAATTCTACTTTAACAAAATTATCACTTTGACCTTTTAAATTTTTACCAGATAGAGCTAATACTAATTCTATTTTTCTATCTTTACTCATACTTGATGCAGCAATAATAGCATCTTCTTCTTGTTGTACTTTAGTAGCTAAAACTTCTGCTTGTTCAGCTTCATCAAATATAACATGTGTAGCTTCTGGAAACAAACCATTTTCATAATCTGTCATTGAGTTTGCTACATATTTACTTGCTTTCATCACTTTTACTTTAATGTAATTTAAAGGTTGTGATATATCAAAGAACATTGTATTGTTTTCCAATTTTACTTTACTCATTGGAGAATCCCAAAAAGGATGTGGTTCTTCTGTATTAAAATGATTAGTTAAATCATACTTAACTACTTTTTCTAATGCTTCAATTTCTTCTTTTGTCAAGCCTGTATCATAGGTCATTGATTCCCCATTTACTAATGCTTGTGAGCTTTTAGGTCTTGTAAAACTTTCTTGTCCTGATTTACCATGCCATTTTTTAATTTCAATTGGTCTAACTTCAACCAATGTTTTTGTTTTTGGTAAGCTAAATGTTTTAGCTATTTGTTTTTCTGCCATAATTTCTATTTTTGAATTATTTGTGCAAATATAAGATTAAATTTTAAATAAAACCTACTCTAAATTTATAGAGTAGGTTTTTATTTCCTATGTTAGTTTCTTGATAAAATCAATTCACCACATTTAGTAACATCTTGAATGTGAATACCTGCTGAAATACCAACATGCATTTCATAGTAATCACCAGCATGAGCTGACATACCTCCATTAACAGGACCCCATGGACCTTGAGTACCACAAACATAAGTAAATGTAGAAGAATCTTTTTTCTTCATAATTTTAATGTTTGATGCTTTGTTTTCTCCAGAGAAATCAAGGAATGTAATTCTTTGAGATTCCATAGGGAAACCAGTTACAGGGTCAATTTCAAAGTTAATTTCTCTATCATCATAAAGAGGATTGTGAACTAACTCTAATGAAGCACCATTAGCCATGTTGTACTTAACAAATTGATAACCAGCTTGTAAAGCATTTGTATGAACATCAGATTTTACTTTATCAGTATAAACCTCAACATTTTTAATGAAACCAGATTTATTTTGCCAATCTTGAATAGCTCTGTGGAATTGAATCATACCATATTCCCCAGTATATCCTTTGATTTGTCTTCCTTGTCCAGGTTTAACTCTTGAATAGAAAATATCTTGAAGATACTCTTCAATCAATTTAGCAGTCAAGTGAGAATATCTGTGAACATGTGAATCTTCAAGTTGTTCTTGAATACCAGCACCCATTCTTACAGGTCTTCCATTTGCACCAAGAACTGTTTCAGCACTTCTTGAATACCAGTAACCTCTTTCAATTTCTCTGTACCATTGTAACCAATATTCAACTTCTGCATACTTCATCCAAGAATTGTGATAACCACCTTTAGAATCTGGAATTGCTACAGACAAAACTTCTTGAGAAGCATAGTCAGTAATTCTGTATTCTTTTCTGTATTTAGACATCTTGTTGATGAAAGCAATTGGTGTACTGAAAGTAGTAGAACCAGATTGTTCAGCAGCTTCTTCATATTGAGAAAATAATTTACCCCATTGAGAACCTGGAGATAAATATTTAGCAGGAATAAATGCTTGAGGGTCATCAGAGTTCATTCTTACTACATAAACAAATCCATCACCATGTTTCTGAACTTGATTTTGTACACGAACCTGGAATCTTTTATCAGAAGTACCTGGACTTAAAACATCCCCTGGTAAATACCAATTTTCATCCAATTTAATTCTGAAAGTTTTCTTGAATTTACCTGGTGTCAAGTTTGAAACAGGTTCAACATTCTCTACTACTACAAGTGGTCTTGTATTAGCACCTTTCATTTCCCATTCCCAAGAGGTACTTGTGATAGTTTCCTCTGTTCTTGGACTACCCATCAAGGTAGAACTAATAGGGTTATCAGCATAGTAGTTTTCGGAAGAGAATAATTTGTCCATTGTTCCAGCTAACCTTGCAGGTTTTGCTAACAATGCTCTACCTAAATGGTTTTGCTCTGTCATTCCTGACATCCACTCCATTTCTTTGGTAATAAGTTTATTTCCTAATGTAGCCATAATTGTTTATAGATTAATTTTAATTAATATTAGTCAAGTAAATCTGCTAAAGATTTCTTTGGTTGTTGTGAACTTCCTTTTGACCCTTTTATAATAACTTGATTATTTTGTATTTCTTCTTTAATTCCTTTTGAGAATTTTGTAATTTCTTTATTAGTAATACTTGAAAAATCAAATTTATCTTTTACAAGTTTAGCTAACAATATTGTTTGTTCTTTGTCTCCAAATATACTAAACAATTCTTGTTGAAATTTAGTTACTGTTCTACCATCTTGCAGTTTTATATTTGCATCTGATATATAAGAAGGTAAAGATTCTTTATCTTGCTTATTTAACACTAATCCTTTAATATCATTTAAAGAACTTATTTGCACAGTTATATCTTTTTTATAAGTTTTTTGTGCTTCTTTTTCAACTTCTTTTCTTTTTTCAGCTTGTTTAATAGTTTCTTGAATATCACTATCTTGTTTAGCTATTTTCTTTTCAAATGCTTTTTTAGAAATTCCTGCTAATTTACCACTCTCTTTTAAGAACTCAATTTGAGTATCTATATATTCTTGGTCATAACCTTGGTCTTTTAAATCTAAAGATATTGCTAAAACTTGATTTGATTCAACTTCCATATCAGTATCTTTATTAATACCTGATACTGTTTGAGTTGTCATTTTAGAAAGCAATTCAGTAAAATCTCCTCCTTTAGCAGAATATTTAATCAATTCTTTTAAAGCATCTGGAAGGTCTTTAATAGTTTCTTCTACACCAGCAATAATAGAAGCATCCCAATTATCTTCTAAAATCTCATCAGCTAAATCATCTGTTAATTCAGTACCTTCTTCAAGTTCATAATCTACAAGACCTTTTTCTTTTAAGAACTCTAAAGTATCTTTACTTTTTACTTTGACTGTTTTATCATCAGTTGTAGTAGCTGGTACTTCTTCTTCTGGAGTATTTTCTCCAGCAAAATCAAAGACATAATCTTCTTTAGCTGCTGGTGTTTCTTGTTTTTCAGGAACTTCTTTTGGTTCTGTAGTTGTTACAACATCATCTTTTAATGCTGCTTCTACTACTGTTTCAGGTACAACTGCTGTATTTTCAAAAAAAGCAGTTTCTCCTGTTTCCCATTCAGCAAACTGATTGTTTGCAATTTCTTCGTTGTTTTGTGTTTCTTTACTCATAACGGTACAAATTTAATATTATTTATTTATATTAATCAAATAAAAAATGAACTTTTATCATTTGATGTGTAATAGCCATTTCTTGCTTTTAGCTATTTTTTAGGACTTGTTTTTTTAGGTAAATTATTATTCATATTTATTTTCGACCTTTCTATACTATTTTTTTCTTTATCATTTTCTATAGTATGGTCTAATTTTCTATTCTCTAATTGAGTTTTTTCCATTTGGATTTGAACAGCATTAGCATTTTTCATTACTTCAATAATATCTAATTGTCCATCATTATCAACATCTTTGTTTTCATTGAATCCCATAGACATCATAGCTTGTGCTTGAACAACAGTTTTTCTTCTTTCTTCTTCTTTAAGAATAATATTATCTTTTTCATTTGCCCAAACTTCTTTTTCATGCTCTCTTGCTTTATCAGCTTGTTCAGAATCAAATTCTCTTTGTTTTTGAGCATTAGTATCTTCTCTTTCATGTCTTGCTTTTTCAGCAGCTTTAAGAGCTTCTTCTGCTTCTTGAGTACCTTTTTGTTTAACAACAGCTAAAACATCAGATAATTCAATAGTTTGATTTTGCATTGCAGCATGAGCAAGATTTCTAACTAATTCTTGAGATTCTTGTGCTTCTCCACTATCTTCAATAAATAAACCTAAAGTAGAATTATCAAGTAAATTAACATCTATATCAAGTATTCTTCTTGACATATCATCAAGTACATAATTTAATACTTCTAATTTAGAATTAGTGTATGCTATTTTAGCCACAGTCAATAAAGAATTTAAAACATTCTTTTTAACAGAAGCATGTAAATCAAAATAAGGTTCTAATATATGTGAAGTTTGAATTAAATTTTGTTGATTATTCCCAACTGATTCACTTGCAGAAGTTTGTCCTAATACAGGGTCAGTAACACCAACAGATTTACCACATCTATTATCTATTGCCATAGCTAAATTGATATAATTATTTATATCAGAAGCTAACGATAAATCTATAGTTTTAGCAATAGTATTTACATCTTGTTGTGTCATTCCTTCTTCATCAGGATTATACCACATAAAAGGTGTACTTTCAAAAAAGTATTGCCATTTTTCAACATCAATACCAGCACTTTCAGGTATAGCATTAATATTCATTAATACTTTTTTACCTTTGTCAGATGCCATAAGTAATTCTATTCTATACCATATAATATTATAATAATATTGGTCCACTCTCATTCTATCCATAGGACAAGTAGGTT